AACAATGTACTGGGGAATTAAATCAGCCCCCTCTTTTTGCCCGACGTGTGAAAGAAAAACGGTGCGCGGAATGGTTCGCGTGAAGCAAGAAAAAATCTACTGTTCAGAAAACTGCGCGGTAGCTAGTACGCCAGTGGAGGCTTAATGAAAACACTATTATCACTAATGGGTAGAATCGCTGCCGTATTTGGTTCAAACGCCATAGCTGCAATCGCAGGCGGTGCAGTGTTTGGTGTTGAACTCTGGAAGAGCGCAGCTATCGCCGGTGTCATGGCCGCAGCGAAGGTATCAGAGGCCCTCATGCGTGCATATGCGGACGATGGTGTTCTTGATAAAGAAGAAGTGTCGTCAGCTTTTGGCGGAAATAACAAGGCGACAATACGCAAAAAGGCAGCCACGACTCAGTGATATAATTGAGTAGGAGCGGGCCGTCAAGGGGATGCACCTAGTTTTTTAAATTTATCCGTGATATTGTTCGCCTATGGAAACAGACATTAGTTGGCACACAGACGGCCACATTATCGAGTTCATACTAGATAAGTCGAACCTTATCGTATCGGGCTTTACGTGCCCTAGCACGGAAGGTGAATGCAGGAACAAGCACGGCATATGCGTCGTGAAGCTCTTTGTTGATATGTACGGCATGGAATGCAATGTAGGTGTTGCCTCCATACATCGTTCTATGGAGTTTGCTTGGGCGTTCATGGGGGAAATGGACGACCCGCTAGAAAGCTCTCAAGTCTGGATTATCCCTATCGACGACGACATCTTTTCTGCTTGGGCAACAGCCCAGAATCAGAATGGCACTTCCTGAGCTATCCCTATAACTCGTGAAAGTATCGCGATATCAGGCAGCTCGAGAAATTGTGAAACGTTCACTGAGTAGTGATTTCGCCCTTTGACTTTTGTCTTTGCTATAAGACCTGTAGAAGCCAATGATTTTATGGTCTTTTGCACAGCAGCTTCAGAAATACCTAGATAGATAGACAATGCTCGCTGTGTCATGGTCGGTTCTTGAATCAGTGTTACAAGCATGCGCGCAGGCGCAGTAAGTATTGACAACTTCGCTGATGGGTAGTTGATAGCAGTACCAGAGATTGCTTTTGCTATTTCCATAGCCATCTGCTCTGAAGACATGTTGTTGTCCATACCTCGTTTAACCAACATTTCAATAGGTCCAGTCAACCCACCAAGTTCATGTTTACGCTTATCCACAAATTACCTTCTCTATGGTTGACACCCTCATACTAGTCATGTATATAGTAGTGTTGCAAACATCGTCGAACGATGAGGAAGCAGAGGACACCATGAGCGTACAGAACAAACAAGTAGAAGCAACACCAAAGTTCTCTCGTCTAAAGGAAAACTTACTAAGTCTTTCTTCTAACGAAAGTGCCGGCGCGTGTGTTGTTGGAAAGATAGCCAATTCGCTTGACGAGGAAACCCGTCAGGCGTTTTTTGCTGTTATGGCCAGTACGGCATCATCCAATTCAATCGCTAACACTCTCCGTGAAGAAGGGCTAGTAGTAGCTCGCTCTACGGTTGTACAAAAGCGAGCATGTTTCACTGAGGGCGGGTCCCATATGTGTGCATGCTTTCCAAACCTCTATACAGGAGAAGTAAAATGACAGAAAAGAAACTGACTGGAAAGCTTACTAAGCTTGCCACCAAAGAAAAAGTCGACTCCCAAAAGGCAAAAGTCTTGGGTGATATCGCCCAGATGCTGGAGCGTAAAAACATCAGCCTGGATGACATCGGTAGTATTCAGCGCGTTTCCCTCTACCAGTCACTGACAAAAAACGAAGAGGGAGAGGCAGAAATCCATGATTTGGTCGCTCTGCAGTTCTCGCCGGCCTTCGAAGACGGCCCCAAATGGCCCGTTATACAGCAGGGACCCTCTATACAAGTACCAAAAGTCAAGGGTTCCAAGAAAGCCAATAAGGGCTTCAAGACCTGTGTGATAGTGCCTGATATCCAGATTGGTTATTTCCGTAATTCCGATGGCAAACTGGAGCCGACTCACGACGAGCGTGCTATCAGTATCGCTCTACAGATTATCGAGGACCTAAATCCAGAGTTAATCGTCTGTGTAGGCGACAACTTGGACCTTCCTGAGATGGGTAAGTACTTGACATACCCTTCTTTCCAGCAAACTACCCAGGCATCTATTGACGCTGCAACCACTCTTTGTGCTCAAATGCGCGCGGCTGCACCAAACGCAGTCATCAAATGGCTTGCGGGAAACCACGAAGAAAGACTTCCTAAGTACCTTCTTGTCAATGCAGCTGCAGCATATGGACTCCGCAAGGGCAATACTCCCAAGGACTGGCCAGTAATGACTGTTCCTTACCTGTGTCGTATGGAAGAGTACGGAGTAGATTTCCTCCCAGGATACCCAGCTAGCCACTACTGGATTAACGAAAAGCTTAGAGTTATCCACGGCGACCGTGTCAACTCGAGCGGTGTCACAGCAACCCGCTATCTCAACAATGAAAAGGTATCCGTTCTCTATGGACACATCCACCGTATCGAAATGGCTTTCAAGACTCGTGAAGACTTTGACGGTGCACGCACTGTCATGGCGGCTAGCGCTGGATGCCTTGCCCGCATTGATGGGGCTATTCCTTCTACTAAAGGCGGGGTTGACCTAGACGGTCGCCCGCTTGTTCGCCACGAAGACTGGCAACAGGGACTTGGAGTAGTTACCTACGAGGACAAAGGCGAGCATCGGTTTTCATATGAAACTGTTCACATCTATAACGGATGGGGTCAATACCGTGGAACAGAGTACAAGGGTTAAGGATAAACGAAGCCCCAATTATCCCTGCAATGTTCCCAAATGCTGGATACATGTAAGGGAAAGAGAGAACTACTCCAGATGACAACCATAATAGGAATACAGGGAGACGACTACTCCCTTATAGTGGCTGACTCTCGCATCTCCGATATTGATAGAGACGGTGACGTTCTACAGATAAGCACTCTGGCTACAGGGTTCAATAAGGTGGCCAGTTCTAAACAGTTCCTTATTGGTGCTGCAGGCGACCTAAGGGCTATCAACCTTCTCCATCACGCCTTCGTACCGTCTACACCCCCTACTGTTACGGGAAAGAAGCTGGATGCGTACATAACTGTCAAGTTTATCCCTGAACTACGCGCCTGCTTTGACTTGCATGGGTACTCCCTTCCAGAGAGAGACTCGAGCAATCACATAGCCGAACAGGGCTCGACCATCATGTGTTCCATAAACGGGAGCATCTACATCATCGACAGTGACTACTCCTGGATAGTAGAACAGTCAGGAATGTACGCAATAGGCAGTGGCGGAGCATATGCGCTTGGCGCGTTACACGCCCTCGCCGGCGGGAAAAAGCTAGAACTGCAACAGGCGAAGAGGATTGCCTTAAAAGCGATTGCCATAGCAGCGAAGTATGACCCCTGTACTGGGGCTCCGTACTCTACACACACACAAGACACGCCTACATCAACACGACAAGTAGGGAAAAGTGGCACGAGAACTACCCAGTAAAAAACTATCCGAAGAAGAAGTACCTGAAGTTCCTTCCGAACTAGAGATACAAACTAAAGGTTGGATGCACTACGCTAACTGTAAGGGACAGACGTTCACGATGTTTCCCAAGGCACATAAGGATATTAGCTACATCATCGGTGCTAGAGCCCTGTGCGATAAGTGCCCTGTGAGAGAGAGATGCTTAGACTACGCAGTGGAGTTCCCAGTAGCCGACATGCACGGTATCTGGGCTGGGATGACGAGTAGACAGTTAGCGGCAGAACAGAGACGTAGAGGCGTCGGACCTATTAGACCTACGCTGTCTCAAATGTGGGGAGACCGCTAAAAAGGTCCCTAGTTACCCCGCACGCCGCATTTTTTACAGAACTGCATATTTTGTAGTTGCTGCCACTCGGGTTCGCAGTCAGTTCGTCCACAGGGTTGCGTAAGTTTCTCGCCCGCCATGTACGCGTGTATCTGGTCAGCAGTGGTTGGAATGCGACTAGTGGGGTCTGGTGCCGGCGGTAGGCCCTTCTCTTCCCTGAGAGCCTTCAGGATGACCGTAGAGAGCCACTGGTTGATGCTGGCGTCCTTCGAGGCGCAGTGCTCTACTAGTTGGTTCTTGAGCCAGCCAGGAACGCGTATGACGATGTTGTACTTACCGTCTGGCTTACTGGCTCGTAGAGGCTTCCGAGACATCTCTCTGCACTAGCGTCAAGAGATACTCGGTGATTGTCATGTCGTATCCATCAGCCACATCGACGATGAGGTTTTTCATCTCCGTCGGGATGCGGATGGTGATTGTGGTGGAATCGCCGGCTGCATGTTTTGCCGGTCTTCCCATTCTCTTGCGCATGCAGGAAGACTAGTCTAGTTCTCTACTCCGTAGTGGAGGGCTTCCCACTTGGAGACGATTTCCTGGTACGCTTCTAAGAAGAATGAACGGTCTCCATTGGTGCTCACTGACAGGGAAGATATGCCTCCCATCGCTTGTACTGTCTCGAGCACGCAAGGATGACAACTACCTTCAGAGTAAGTGCCTGTATTTACTGCTCGACCCAGAGCCTGCGCCTGAGCCCAGGCAAACGCGTGGGCCGGCGGTGACAGGAGTCGGCTGCTCATCGCCTTCTTTCGCACGAGACCTGGACGAGGCATGTAAGTGTCGGAAAGAGCTAGGGCGTCTACTGCAGCAAGCGCCTCCTCATACGAGAGTCCACTTAGCGCTCGATGCCACGGTGTCAGGACGGTCTTCTTTACTGGCGCGGAGCTGGGCAGCCTGTCGTTCCAGTTTCCGTAGATGAGCTCTACGAGCTTCTCGACTTCATTCGTGTTCACTGTACTCCTCCGCTAAGTCCACGAATTTGGCGATGCGCCATTCGTCGCGGAATATAAGCTCGACTGAATTGTACTTTTTACCTGAGTCATTTCCACCCATGTGGAAGTCGGAGAAACTACATCCGAGAATTGCTTTACTAGCCGTCTCGTACCCGCATATACCTAATGCGGTATGCAGCGCGCGATGACGTGAAGGAGTAAGAGCATGCTGTTTCCCGCGAGAGGAACCATGAATCTGTAACCAGTAGTTCCAGAGAGAAAGTATGAGCTCTTCCGATACCGGATGCATGTTGGCATACTTTTCTACGTGTTCTTTTTTACCTGACATAAAGTTCCCTTCTTATGTAGTTATAGTAAAACTAGCTGGTGAAGATGTACTACGCACTAGTTATAGTACAGAGAGTTATTCACTTCAGTTACAGTAGTAATTCTACTGAACTAGTAATTCATATCCTGTTTACTCTTAGCGAAGCTAAGACTAAACACGGAAGCTAGTCACTCTACTAAAGACCCTCCCCCCTATAATCCCCCCTCCCACGAGGAACAGACTATAGATATAAATAGAGACAACGCAAAAGAGA